TTTGCCATTATTTTTTACCGAAGAATTTAGTTGCCGAACGAACTCCAAAAGAAGCCGCAACGATAACTCCAAGTGAGTATTGATACCATTCAGGCATTTCGTTGAGTCGTGCGAAGCCATTTGCTACTACCTCTTCCATTCCGGGAACGAAAGCTAAAATCAGGGGGATACTAAATAAGATAGTGAGCCACTCGTCTTTCCACGAGGACTGACTACCTTTAGCCATCTCCAAATCCCAATCAATCTCTCCAGTAGCTTTCTTTTGCATGACAACAGCTTCGGCTTGTGCTTTAGCTACCTTTGTTGCAGACTGGGCTTTCTTTTCTTCTACTTTGCCACTCAACCAAGTGCTGGCTAAGTCGGCTACGGGTCCAATTAATAAGTTTAGCATGTTACCACTTTACCTTATCTGCCCAATATGCTGCGGATAACTTACCACGCTTTATGTTCGCAGCGTGACGGGCTTTGAAACTTGCACGTTTCTTTTTCATCCGTTCGGACTCACCGGCTTTGGGTTTACCGGCAGTCTTGGCACCCTGTTCGCCAAATCTAATTAGCTTAATAGTGTCGCCTTCTTTGGCAAGAACCACGTGACTTTTAGTAGGATGTTTTGGGGTTCGCTTTGGTTTATTATATCCTGCGAACGTTTCTCCACGATATTCGATGGTCATAGGGTTTACCCCCGGCAAAGGTTATTGCTTATATCATAAAACAAAAAAAATGTCAAGGGGGCAAGTTGCCCCGCCCCCAAGACTTTTTAGTTAGGCAAATGCGGCGGCTGCTGGGTCAACAGGACCAGCAGGAACCATCACAGCAAATACCCGAATCTTACCGTCCATGTCGGCGGTAACACCCAGAAGGTCCAGTGTGTCGGCTGCAGAGTAGTATTTAGCTGCAGAACCGGTCTCCTGACCTGTTGAGTTTTGAGCAATGTCAGTTACCCATGTGTCAGCAGCGTCGGCATCACCCATGTCGATGGTGCCAGCGTTGCTTCCTGCAGTGATAACTTCGATACCCGCACACAAAACAATCGTGTTCGCAGGAACCTTGATTACATCAATGGTATCTGCAGCAGCGAGGTTTGTGGTTGAGAAATCGAGGATTGCTTGAGCGAGGTATGCCTTTGAGCCAGCAGGGACTGCAACGGCATTATCGGTAATTGCGTAAGCTGTCATTAGTCAATCCCCCCTTAAACAATCGTATCTACAACACCGCGAACAAGTGCTTCTGGGCGAAGGACTTTACGTCCAAACACATGAAGACCACGAACGATGTCGGAGAAGGTTTCAGTTGACCGAACAACTTCGGTTTTTGCAATGTGAGATGCAGTTGCAACGGCTGACATGTGACCAGCCAAAACAATTGCTTCACCTGCAGCAGCAGTAACACCACTGATGCTAACTGCGTCAGTTCCGCCAGTAGTCAAGGCAGTTGACTTGTAGCAACGGAAGCCAGCAATGTTGCCCTGCATAACAAGACCGTTACGCAGAGGTGAAGTGCCGTCGCCAGTTACCTGTACTTCTGCAAACTTTGCACCGGCTGCGAACAGCTTGGCATAGAAAGCAGGAGGAGCCACGAACCAACGATTCTCTTCAGGAACAGACTGCTCGTCGAGTTCTTTTGCCATTTCCAGCATCAGGTTAACAGCGTTATCCTGAGATGTGTGGATGGCAATTGGAGTACCGGCAGTACCCAGAGCAGTGTTGGTGTTCAACAGACCGCCAGCAAGTGATGCGTCGTCAGCACCGGCAATACCGGCACCGTTAGCAATTGCTTGCAGAACGTTGAAGTCGTACTTGCGCTTCAAAGAGTATGCACCTGATGAGGTAGCAAGGGCTTCGAAGTTAACGTGTGACTGACGCTCTTCGATGTCGTCAATCTTGAACGCAAATGCGTTTGCTTGGTCGACAACCATTGTTGTTTGGTCGTCGGCAAGGTCTTGTGGAGAAACCACTGAGCCACGTGAGTATGCACTGACTGTGATTGTTGGTTCCTTGATGATACGTACTGTATCGCCAAAGTTCTCAATTTCCCCCGCGTAATCGGTATTTGTAATGTCTTCAGCAACCGAAGCGCGACGGAAAAACTTGAGGACTTTTTGGCTAAAGATTTCCGGTGTAAAGTTACCGGAAGGCAGGTTATTGTAACCTGATGCCGAATTAAAAGCCATTTGCTTTTCCTTCCATTTTGAGGTTTATTTTAAGAGTTGAAGTCGATTCGCCCTTCAGACCGTGCCGCGTCCAATTCGCTTTCTAGCTTTTCGAACTCGTGCGGTTTCATTCGGGCGATTTGCGAAGCTTTCCAAATCTTTTTACCATCTGTAGTTTCAGCCTTGATTTCCCGTGCTGGGGTTTTTGTTACGGCTTCTGCTGCAGATGCAGACTTGGTTTTCTTCTTTGTAGTCAATAAGCCTGTATCGGCTTTGTAGAGGTCTATGACCCGTGCTGCCCATTTTACGTCGGTACTGTTTTTGTAGATACCTTCCGCAATTGAAGCTGGTTGCTCCTCTAGCCATGAAAGGAACTGCTGGTCCGTTTTGATTTCATTAAAGTCTGGGTGCAATCTGAGAAGCTGCTCGTAGGCGTTTTTCTTCTCTAAGGCTTGTTCCCGTTCTTTAATCGAACCTAGTTCTTCACGTAGTTTTGCAACCTGTGTTTCGGTCTGCATGCTTGAAACTGTCTGAACAACTTCGAAGACATCTGGGTAGCGTTCCTTGAACTCTTCCAGTTCTTCCATTGTTCGCGGTGGAGTTACGCCTCGTGGCATTTCCGCCGCATGTTTGGTCATTGTCTGACGAAGGGATTCGATTTCACTTTTGAACTCGTTTACCTTTTCATCGTAATGACGTTTCAAGTCGTCATACCGTTTTTTGTAATCGTGGTCCTCTGAAGCTTCTTTTTTTTGTTCCACGAAACTATTGCCCGCTCCATCTTGCTGAGTAGCCGCTTCTTTTTCTACGGGGTCAGCATCGTCTTGGGCTTCTACATCCGCCTCATCTTCTTCGTCTTTGTAGACTTCATCGCGGTACTTTCCACGATATAGGCTATCATTGTTGACGGTTCCAAAAGAGTCGTTTGCTTTGTTGGCACGGTGGCCTCTTGCTTTTGCCATTTTATTTACCTCACTTGCGGGGCCACATGGCTGTGGGTAGCCGCTCCGGTTGTGCTGGGGCCACGGGTTCGTGGGTAGCCAGCGGATTCTTTAGGCTAGGAAACCGCCTCGCGCTGCTTGGACAGGCTGCTGTCCGTTTTGTGCAATGCGCTGTTCGGTTTTCCGAATGCCTCGTTTATTAATCTTCTCTAGGCGGTCTTCGCCTATAATCTTTACTAGGTGTGGGGCTATGGTTACTTCGCCACTCGACACCGCAATATCTACAAGGTTTGAATGCCGCTCAAAGTCTTCCGTTGAAAGACCCCTGCGAACCGCTTCCTTTTGGGCATCCATAATCATTTTACGGATGTCTTTCTCGCCTGCATACTCTACAGCGGCGGCATTTATGATATAAGTACCCTCTTTAGCCTTCATAGGGCGGTCGTCAGCGACTTTAGCCCCATCCGTGACCTGTGATGGCGGAGCGTCTATAAAACCGCTCTGTGAGGCTTGTACCCCTGCTGGCGGGGTTCCGTAGGCGTAAGCGTTTCTGTTTTGCGGTCTGCCGTGGGTAATTAAGCCACCGCGAGCGTCGCCTTCGTGTCCTCCCCAACCGCCGCCGCCTATGGAGTCACCTACGTTACCTTCACCGCCGGGACCGCCCATACCGTCATTGTTATTATCGTTGTCGTTATTATCACTATACTCATTCCCAACAAACGGGTCATCAACAGCTATCTCATCTCCAACAAACGGGTCTTCGGCGGGTGTGCTTGGAGCAGTTCCCAAATCATCCTCATCATAAGACGGAGAGTATCCCGGAGTTCCCGGACCGAAGGCGGCACCACCTGTGGTTACATCACCGTAGCTACCCGAACCGGCCCATCCTGTGATACCGGACTGGTAAGTCCCAGTTCCCGGTGCGCCACCCTTTGGTGTTCCGACAAATCCTGCTGTCGTACCCGGTGTATATGTACCGGCTAATTGTGACTGAGTTATGTTCGAGAGATTTTTTTCTATTTCTGCGTTGATATTGTCTAGGAAAGTACCTTGCTTGCTTCGTGCTTTGTTCAAGGCAGTTTGAATGGTTGCAGAAGATACACCATAAGTTTTTGCAAGGGCGTTAACTTGGTCCATGCTGGCATAATATGAACCTTGACCAAAAGCGTTAATAGGATTTCCTTTTGCTGAAATGTATCCGGCAAAAGGGT